GCGTTCCGTAAAATTATATCCTTCTTCTTCCGTTTTCTTTGTCCAAATTTTGGAATCGTAATTAATGAAAATATTCGGATCGAACGATTCAAAGCAAGCGCGGGAAATGTTTTTACACGATTTGTCGAAATATTCACAATCAAAATATTTTTCCAGGGCAACAAAAAACAATTTGTGTTCGTCTTTGTCGGCCTTTGGAATCTTAACAATTGATTTCAATCCGTTACCGCTCGGACTTGTAAAAACCGCCATTGTGTATTCGTCCGCTTCCAATGTATCGCGCCACGTTTTGAAAGTCGCATCGTCTGGAAACCCGTCAAAATCTAAGGCAATCAATCCGGAATGTTCAACCAATGAATCGTCCTTCCTTGCTGAAAATACTCCACTAAATAAATAGCAAGGTAAATTTTTTTTAAATTCGTTTCTTTTTTCTTTGTCTGATTCGTTCCGGATCTTATCAAGTAAAATTTTGGACGTTCCGGTTTTTATTCTGTTAAAAGCCTTTTCAATTGGGATTATGAAATCGCCGGCTTTTGGATTAAATAGCGATTTATAACAAGTAATTTTTTTATCCATAGGGTAATTTGTTTTTTTTGCAAAGTTAAATAAAAACGGCGGATTGAATTAAGTTTGGCGGATTTGTTTTGTTGCTCCGCCCACGTTAAAACCCTTTTATTTATTACTCTTATTCTCTTTTTATTCTTTTTAGGCGGAGTAAACAAAGTAAAAAAGAAAAAAGTAAACAATAAGAAAAAGGAATCCAGGGTTAACCAATTATTCCCGCCCTATCGCCTTAATTCTCCGGTTCTGTCATCAAAACCGATTCACAAAGGTTTAATAAATGCCCCATTTCGGGATTATAGCCGTTTTTCGCTTCGTGTACGCGCTTATTATTGTGTATTACCATTGAATGGTTGCAATTAAAAATATCGCTTGTCATAGCCATTGAAAGACGCGTATATTTGTGGATTAAGTGCATCGCAATTGTACGGGCGAAAACTATCTTTTGAACTCTACTTTTTGAAATTATCATTTCGCGACTCATTCCAGTAACCGAAACGACCGCCCCCATAATCGACTCCGCTTTGTAAAATTTCGAACGGTCCAAAGTATGTTCGTCTTTGATTTCGTTTGTTATTTTATTGAACAATTCTTGCAAAGTAAATTCGTCCGACTCGATCCGGTTTACTGCTAGATTTAAAATTTTTTTATTTATCGTCATTTTGTTGGTTTTGAAGTTCTTTTAATTCTTTTTTTAGTCTGTTGATTTTTTTTTGTTTGTCGCGTTTCCCTTTAGTTTGTAAATATGTTTTTTCTTTTTCTTTGTAAACATTCCAGGCTTTTAACCTTTCTTCGTCTGTATCAAACGCCAATTCTTGCATTGGCAAGCTGAAACAATTTGTCCAAATACAAAAATGTATTTTCGGCATGTTTGAAATCCATAAACTTGAATGATAACATCCTTCGATTAAAATATTACAAACGTTTTTTTCAAAACTTATAATTTTATAATTTCCGCTAATTATTTCCGTTTTAAAAACTTCAATCAATTGGTTTTTTATTATGCTAATTTTTTTCATTTTGTTGGTTTTTTTTGTTAATCCATTCTTTTGCGCATTCTTGACAACTAGTCCCGTGATGCTCCAATTTGTCCCCGCAAATCTCACAAACGAATTGAGGAAACATTGACAATTGAATTTTAGGTTTTGACTTGTTGTTCATACTTTTCGATCGTTTTAAATATTTCGAAAACTACTTGCGGAACAATTGCATTTCCGAACGCTTTTATTGATTCGTTTCGCCACTTTGGAAAGGTAATTCCGTCCAATTTGGCGGGAAGCCCATCATTTCCCCCACAAATCGGGGATTGAGTTGGGAAGTTTTCCCATTTTGTGCGAACGCATCCGGCAAACTGTTTTTTTCGTTTCTTCCCACTTTTTGCAAAGTTTCTTTTTTCCTCGAGCCTTTGTAATCCCTTGTTGTCGGAGTCGGCAACATCGCTTGATTTATTTGATCCATCAAGTTTGTTTGTTTTTTCGTTCCGTTTGGTCGTTTCCAATATTTGCCCGTCCATTCCCCTTTCTCGGCTTCGCTCGCTCCCGTTCCTTCCATTGCTGAAGGTGTCGGCAACATTCCCAACGCTAGAAAATTCGAAAGGTACATCGCCCGCGTTTTCCCCCCGTATTTTTCCTGACAATCTTTCGTTTTTTCCAACGTCGTTTCCCTTGTTTGTGCCATTGGAGTAGGCAACAATCCAAATTCGGTCGCGTCTGTGTGGAGCGTCTTTGGAACAAGCTGGAAGTATAAACGATTGGACTTCGTAGCCGATAGCTTCCAAGTCAATTTGCACTTCGTCGAATACCATTCCCCCGTTCCAATTAACAAGCCCGCGAACGTTTTCGCCCACAATCCAACGCGGTTGAACCTCTGAAATGATTCGATACATTTCCGGCCACAAATGGCGGTCGTCCTCGTTTCCTTTTCGTTTTCCGGCGTTGGAATATGGTTGACAAGGGAATCCTCCGGTAAGAATAACGTCGTTTGAATTCCAGTTTTTGATTTTTTCATCTAATAAATTTTTTGTAAACGTATGGACGTCGTCGTGATGTAACGCGTCCGGCCAATAGTGATTCAAAACCTTTCGTCCAAATGGATTAATTTCACAACTTGCGACGTTGTTCCATCCCATCCATTCGGACGCTAAATCAAAACCACCAATTCCACTAAATAAACTGATGTGATTCATAATTTAAAAAGTATCGACAATTTGCGATTCGTACTTGTTTAATTTGTCGATAAATTTCAACAATCCGATTTCGTATTCCTCCAATTCTTTTTGGATGTCTTCGCGGTGCAATGTAACAATGTGCAACGGCTTAATTTCAAAACGCGGATCGAACGAAACGAAATACATTGTTTCAACCGTTTCGCAAATTGCAAAATAATGGTAAACTTGGAATTTGTATTCCGCCGGGACTTTGTTTGTTCTGATATATTCAACGTGTTTTTTTGTCGATGGGCATTTCACTTCGACTCCAGACATTGGAACGTCGGCAACGTCCAAAATCAAACCGTCCGGCGACAAATGGCATCCTGGAAACCTTTCGTTTGTTGCAAGTCCGAACGTATCAACTTTTAAATCGGTAAGGTCCTCAAATTCCGAAATTGCGACCGGCTCCAAATCGATTCCCCGTTGCATTGCGTCATTGACGAAATTTTCTTCGATTGTGTCCGAATGTCTTTCCGCGATTAGTTCATCAACTAACGGCAAATTGTTTTTCGCAAATGCACTTTTGACGCGCGTTCCTCCGATTGATCCTTTTCGGACTTTGTGCCATTCTGGACTTCTTTGTTGTAATTCCTTAACTAAGTTCATTTTTCGTCGTGTTTTTTGTGTTTAAAATTTGTTTGTTGTTTTGTTCGTCTTTTGACAATGATTGCCAAATCGCTTTCAAGTCGGCCAAATCCAATGCGCCTTTTAATTTTTCAACCGCTTCCGTCGGATCGATGTTCGCTTTTGGTTTGTACGCTCGAATTCTCAATGCGTCCGTTGTTTCGCCGAATGCGGAAACTTTTTCAGTTCCTAAAATTACGCGCTTTCCTTTCCATTCCTCAATGAATGGCGTTCCGTGTACTTGTTGAATTGTTTTGGCGTTTGTCTTGTTGCAAATCATTCCTTTGTCCAATTCTTCAAAGAATACAACCATACAAGATTCCTCGCGTCCGGACTGGCCTTTGACCATATCTTGTTCGACTTTTGAAATTGTCAACGTTAAATCGTCGCCATTCTCTAAACTGTACGCACCCAAATATTCATAGTTGTGGTACGTTTTCCAATGTGTTTTTGATTCCATAATAAATTGCGTTTTTAAAGTTATTCAAATTTATAAAAGTTTTTGACAATGAACAAATATATTCATTATTTTATTTCAATTTCCGAACCGTCCGACTTTCGGACAATGATTTTCGCGTCGCATATTTCACAAAACTTTTTGAACTCGGTCAATTTAATAGACTTTGCGCGAACTGTTTTGTGGAATGCGGTTGCGTGTTTTCGAATTTCTTTTGCGATCGAATCAATTGATTTCGGTTCGGCGATTTTTTTTAATTGATTTTTCATTTTGTATTGCTTAAAATTTCCAACGTTTTTCGGTATCGTTGTTGTAACCTGGTCAACGTTGCTTTTTGAATTTGCCACGTTTTGAACCAAACGTCCGACGTGATATTGTTTCCTTGTTCTTCGTTCCATTTGGACGACTTCAAAGACGAAACCGAACGGCGTTGATAAAGGTCAATTGCCAAAGCGATTTCCTCCAACAAATTAATGGTTGCCAATCGTTCCGGATAAGCATAATATTTTGATAATTCCAAAGTTCTTTTTTCGATGTCGTTTTTTATTGCTCTCATTTTTATTAAATTGATTCGTTAATGTATTCGATTAGTTTTTCCAGTTCTTCCAATGCGTTTTCGTCGTCGCTCAATCTTTGACGTAATTCAAAGCGGTACGGATTGACCGCCCAACGTGAAACCGATTCGTTTTTTCTTAACTTTTTTTCGATGTCCTGAATTTTGGACTCTCTTAATTGTTCGTAGTTCATAGCTGTATTTTTTTTAAAGATAAGTATTTATTTTTAATAAATGAACAAAAATATTCACTAAAATAAAATAAACAAAAAAAATGGGCGACCAATTAAGGCCACCCAAAGCAAAAAAACACAACTGCATCCCTTATGGAAAGATGAAGATTTTTATTTGATTATTTCAATCGCTTGTTCGTCGTCGATTAGTCCTTTTGACAATAAGTAAACAACCGCGCCAATTTGAATCGCTCGAATAATTAATTTCGCAATTTTCTTTTGTTTCGCGCTTGTTGTTATTGTTTCAACAATCGGATCCAATTTTGGAATAATTTTTATAATTTTTTTTAATTGTATCATCGTATTTCGTAATGCGGTAAGTCCTTGA